TAAATGTTTCAAATATCAAATGACTATGCTCGCTTTTCGCCTCCTGTTTCCCCTCGGGCCGGCGGGATTTGAACCCACGACCTCTTGAACCCCATTCAAGCCGGACTAGTGCGTAAAGAGCCTATTTGCAAATACTTACACACTGCTATGCTCGGCCAATATATGCTCTATGCTCGGGTATCACTAGGCACAAGATATGTTTCTGTCATACAAAGCGCCGATTTTAGCGAAACAAAATGTTAAACTTGTCAATTGACGGAGACCGGCCGATTTTCTAATAATTCCAAAAACTCTCCCCCCGAACATGCCTAAAAAACTGATGCGCAAAGCCCGCCATGCGACCGCCGAAAAGGCCATAAAAATCCGGATTGAATTAGTGACCCCGGCCCGGGCCCTCGAATATCTAAAACATCGGGCCCGTAACCGGAAGCTGATCGAATTTCACTTGCTCGAGCTCGCCCAAGATATGAAAGAGGGCAATTGGGTTTTTAATGGAATCCCGATTTGTTTTAATCAGGCGGGCGAGCTCATCGAAGGACAGCACCGGCTTGAAGCCGTAACCCGTACCGGACTAGCGCAAAAGTTCGTCATTATCGACGGGTTACCCCAAGCCGCTTTTGATACCTACGACCTCCATTCGAAGCGGTCGACCAAAGACTATTTGTCAATGGAACACGTCCATTATGCGCCCCAATTAGCGGCCGCTAGCCGGTACCTTACCCAAATGAAACGGCACGGCAGTTTTCAAAGTAAACAGCCGGCCACCCATAAAGAGAAAATACAAACCATCGATCAATATCCCGATCTAGTGGCTTTTGTGGCCGCGTATGCTCGGGAAAAATTGCCGCTCAAAATCTCGGCCGCGGTGGTGGCGGTCGTCCATATTTTGCTAAAAGAAAAAAACGCAGAGGCGGCCGACCAATACATGCACGGGGTTTTGATCGGTGAACAATTGAGCGTAGGCGATCCCCGCTATGCGGTCCGGCAATGGATCATTAAAAGGCCGCTTGGCGAGACCGGTTGGGCCGCTCGCGATTTCTCTCAACGGGCCGCCAACGTTTTGATTCACGGTTGGAACCAATGGCGAGCCGGCGAAAAATTGACCGTGATAAAACCGGTTCGCGAGACTCCGGAAATCAGCAAATGAGTGATACGCAAAACGTTTCGACCTTTAGGGCTAGCCCGCAAGATATTGTCCGTTTCAAACAAGCTTTAGTAGGAATGGGTTTAGCGAGTCGATCCCATTTTTTCCGGGTCGCGACCATGCGATTTATTGAACAAGTTGAAGCCGACCAAATTCCGGATTGGCCGCCGGAATTTGTACCGCGACCATCGCCGCGGAAGAAACAACGAACAAAACGTAAATCAACATGAGCGAGAAATATATTCCCCGCTCGCGTTTGAACGGCCGCCCGCTTTTCTATTGCGAAGCGTGCGGTGATTTGACCGGGCTCGAGACCGCCGATGGCCAGGTTTTTGAATGCTCAGTTTGTGGTTGGAAACTCGTTTTAGAATGAGCGAAAAATACGATTTCCTTTGCCGGCTAGTTAGAGACAAAGCCCAAGCCCGGGGTGCCATCGTGATTATCTTTGACGGCGCTCAAGGGTCCGGGGTTGCCTGTCAAACCTTGATCGCATTACCCGCCCAACAAGTAGCGGCCATGCTTCGCCGGATTGCGGCCGACCTCGAAACCAAATCATGATCGAGATAAAACCAGTCCGAATTAAAAAGGGCACCCGGATTTGCAATTTTTGCGGGGCCGTGATTCACCCCGGCCAATGGGTAACCCGGCAGTGTGACCGCCTAAACCGGCTCTATAATCAACCACCGCTCAGGCTCGGCAAAAAGTACGCGTGTACTTTTTGCACAATGGAAGGCCGCACATTTAAAGAACCGCACGACTAGCAAACAAATAGCCATGCGGTTCTGTTTAAGCTTAAGCAACGCCGGCGCCCGGCGCCCCCCTTCGGGGTGGCCTCAGCGTTTAGGTTGTGCTTCGGGCGGTTGCGGCTCGGGTCGGGGTTTAAATCCCTCGTCCGGCCGATGAATAGCGTTCAAATCAACAACGACCCATCGCCAGCCATACTCCGGAATACGGCAACACGCGAAAAACAATTTGTTTGGTAATCCTTGCTCCGGCGCCCCTCCCGGTGGCCGGATCGGCGGCCAAACTTCACCAGGTTCCCACGGTTTTTCTGCTTCCGGTGGAACCGGGAAAATAGGAAAGTCTGGGCCATTAAGCGGTGGCCAGATACCCGGCGGATCTTCTACGTCTGGGGGTTCAACTTGCGGGGGCTCTCCCTCTTCAACCCCCCACGGTGGCGTTAAATCTTCCTCTTCTGGCGCGATCGGGTGTTGTGGATCACCGCGGCCGCGTAAGGCTTTCATTCGGACAATTCCAGCAATACGAGCATATTTGGGCATCTTTGTTTCACTCTCTTTTTCTAACGGTTAACTACTGAAAGCTTAGGCCACCGGCAAAATCACGGTGCCGTTCATTACGATTTCACCACTCAAAGCCCAATTTTGTTGGGCAATGGCTTCAAGGAAAGCTTGGGCTCGGTAAACCGTAGCGTTTAAAATCTTGTTCGAATGGTTCTTGAGCCAATCTCGCCGGACCCGTAAATAGTCCATGATCCATTTCCGTTCGTTGCCGCCGGCGGCCGGTTTTTTCTCCGGAAACTTATTCATTAAAAATCCGAGCATCGAGCCCGAATGCAAAAACGAATCGGCGATTACCAAATAACTTAAAGGTTCTTGGAAACCGTTCTCGGCCGCCCAAGCGAAAGCCGGCCCCAAATAGAGTTGGTCGAACATTTCTTTTTGGGTTTCCACCATCAGCGGATCTCGGCCGGCTTCGACTAACAATTTTTTAAATTGCTCGTTACCGACTAGGGAATGGCCTCGGGCGCCCATCCCCGGCAAATAAATTTCTAAGGCCCCCGCCAAAAGCCCGTTTTTGGCTATGTAACGGTTAATGACTTTGGTTAGGTTCCCGCCCCCTTCGGTGAATCCAATGGAAAGCGTGATCTGTTTCCGTGGTGGTTCGTAGCGGTTATCGTCCGCATAAATATAAATGGCGCTCGGATTCCATTCTTGGGCCCCGGTCTCGGCTACACTTAACACCCGGCGAATAAAATCGACATTGCCCGGCTCTAAAACTGATCCGCTCATGGAGTAGGTTCTCCGGTTAGTTTTTTTAACATGGTCTCGATATGTTTCTGTCGATCGATGCTTTCGTTATAGGCCCCGTGAATGCTGTGAATCTCGGTAATGGCTTTATCGAAATCGGCTCGATTCTCTTTCTCGGCGCTTGTGCCTTGCCACAGGTTACCGCCCCCGGCTAACACCACCAAAGCCATCAAGATTTTTTGGCCGTTGTCGCCTTGCAATAGATCCAAAAGTGATTTGCTCATAAGTCAACGTGTCCGGGCTCTTCTTCTTCTTCTCCTTCGGCTAACGCCACACTAATCGCGAAACTAACGCCATCGACCCGCACCTCTTGAGAGTTGTTATTAATCCCGCTTGGCACGTTCCGAATCCAGACTTGCCCGGAATTATTTATGTGCAATATCGCCGAATTATAGACATTACCGGTCCCAATAACCGGTACCGAAAAATAACGATCACCACTAGGCCAATAACCCGCCGGCAAACTAAACACGGCATCGCCACTTGTGACATTACCGGTCCCTCTGCCCGCCCAACCGGCCAACATGACAAAGCCGGTCGGGCTAATAATCCATTTCGCTCTGAGGTTTGAATTATTATAACCGGCCGCCGGCTGAAGAGTGATCCAATCCCCGGCTACCGGGCCACTGCTAACCGCATCCACATAAGCTTTGCGGGCTAATTCATCCGGGCTAACCGGATCGCTCGAAACGGTTGGCACTTTCTCAAAATGCAAAACCTGATCATCCGGGGTTATCCAAAAGACATCGCCGGCCGCTTGTTCGATGACTTCTTTGGTTTCCGGGTCCTCGGTTACGACCACACTGGCAAGGCTTAATTCCCGGCTGGTTCCATCATACCGAAACCGATAATTTGTTGGTGTTCCGGAGGTACCAAATATCAAATCGGCAGATCCGGCACTAGTACGGTTCCAAATTTCAAAGGGTGGATCGCATCGCCAAATCCAATTCGCTTCTCGGATAAATGATATTCGAATGGGGTCCCGGGCCCCAATCCAACCCACCCGTTGCCCGTTAGTAGTTAAAAATTCGATCAGCCCCAATGAAGAGAAAGTATTTAACCTAATCGCCCCGAGATTGTCGGCGCCTACGGTAAAAGGCGGATTGACGTGACTAATATCACCAGCCCCGCCGATCTCGGCCCAAGCCGACCAATTGACGGTACCGTCCACTTTGTAGCGTGACCAAATCCGCGGGGTCGGCCGGCAAACGTCATAAAGGATTTGGATAATATCCGAGCTCGCACTTGCTAGGTGCGAATAAAGTAAAAGCCACCGGTTACCTTCGGTCCCGATCACCGGTAAACCGTCCGGCAAATTCGGGTAATCGACCCCATCGGCCAGGCCGTACACTCCGCACCGGTACCCGGGCGGTTGCACCGTGTTAAGATCGACAAAAGGTAATGGGAGCTGCCCGTTTAAAAAGCCGGCTTGCCAAAGGTTTTGCGGGTCAAGAATCGGCCGCCCATTTTGAGCGTCATTCCCTTCAATCTCGGGTTGGATATTGCCGGCTGAACATCGCAACACTAACCCGGCGCCGGCCTTTTTATAAATGGTGGCCCCGGCAATCGGGTCGTCAGAAATGAAAACCAGGCCACCCGATACTGTGCCCCCGCGTTGGTCTAGCGTGCGTTCGAGGGCCGCTTGGGCGTTAGTCTCGCCATGCACCGGCGGATTGACTACTACCCCGCTAGCTTGCACTATCTGGCCCCCAATCGCTAACCGGGTCCAAGCGATCCCGTCCGAAATGAGTAAATCGCCTTGATTGAAGGTTTGCCCGCCCACCGGGCCGGCCGGCGGTACCAAACCGCCGACCTCTACGATTAGATATTCCCCGGGTCTAACCGCATTAGGCGGTAATAAGGAAATGTTACCGGCGTAACCGCTTCCCGGCAAATAGCGGGCGGAGTTCGCCGGCGCATTGAACGCCCCGATTATCTTTAAATCTAGACCGATTAACCGATCCACATACTCTTTAGTAGTCGCGTGCTTAGCATCTGTCGGATCGCCGGCTAGGATTAGGCCGGCTAACATCGGCCGTGACCCGTCCCGCGGTAACAAAGGCTCGAGTTGTTCGGGCCGGACCCCGCCCCCGCCACCAATCCCACCAAACCCGCTTTTATTTGAAGGCGAAAAAGGCATAGGCTTACATCACTAGCGAGAAAATGTTGTTCACGAAAATAGAAGCCGTGTGGCGGATAGTATTAGCCGGCTCGGGAGTGTCATACCCGGCATGGCCAAAAAAGAGTAGTTGGCCGTCCGAGCCTAAAACTAACATCCCGTATTGAATGGCTTGATCCGGATCTGTTATCTGACCACCTTGAGCGCCGATAAATTGAATTTGTTGGTTGATTGGCCGAAACCCGATCGGAAGCGTGCAAATAAGCCCTTGGGTATTGGGTGCCCAAAAATTGCCGTTGGTCCGCTGAAGGAGTCCAACGATTTGGACGTTTTGGCTATTGTTTAAAAGTCGATAGGTCAAGGTCGGAGTACCGGCCCAACCCGTCCCCGCGGCCGCAATCGTTTGAATCGGCCCGGCGGCCGCCTCACTGTCTCGGCGGTCAACATAGGCTTTCCGGGTTAGGTGATCGTCTGTCAGCGGGTCCACTGAATCACCGATTACCCCGCGGGCCCGCAAATCGATCGGCGTTTGTGTCCCTCCATCTCTAAGCTCAAATTGTGGATCTGATCGGCTTAGAGACAATCTCCCCCAGCGTAGCCCACCATTGGGCACAATATTATAATTAAGAAATGTAATAGCCGCCTCACCCGCGGTATCGGTCTGGTTCATGCCCGGGGTGCAATGCGCTAAAACCATATGTTGATCACTCCAAACGGGCGAAGCGTTCACCCGTTGAATGTCAAAATTACCATCGCGCATTGTCAGCCCGCCGGTCATGATCCCGCCGGCCTTATCGAGTTTCCCGCTAATATCGGGAATTCGTGAATCTACATAAGCTTTCGAAACTAACTCGTCGTCTTGTATCGGGTCAGTAACCCGAACAAAAATCCGGTTAACTTTTATAAACCCGTCCGCATAGGAAACGAAAAACGGATAGTCGAGAATACTGCCCCCATTCGTCCGGAACAAATAAAAGCCGGCGCCCTCGGGCAAGATAGTTCCAACATGCGACAAGATTGACCACCGGGCCGACCCGTCGCTAGAAAACCTTAGCTCCGGATTTATATTCGCGATTCCGGTGCCGTCCAAATCGAGAAATGCCGCGGCCACAGTCTGTCTAATCACGAGCCCGCCGCTGATAGTATCACCGAGCTTTCGCACAAACCCGCCCGGCGGGAAAAGGCCGTCAACATAGGCTTTGCGGGTTAAATGGTCCGGTACAATCGGATCACCGGCCGTAGTTCCAAAGTATTCGCCAATAACACCTTTTACCGTGAGAGCGCCGGTTGCTTTACTGATCACTAACGGCGCATCGACAAAACTGCCGCCCGAATCAAAACGGAAAATCCCGAAATCATTTTGCGGAATCAACGGATATTGATAGCCGATATACCAATGGGGCATACTGGTCCGCAAAAACCGGATAAAGGTAGCCGCGTCGGCATGATCAAAATCTAAACCGGCACCCGCTAAGAAAAGCAGATTCCCGTTCATGATATCGCCGGCTTTATCGACTTTGCCCACGATCTCCACTTTGCCGGCGCTTTCTTCCCAAGCCTGATTTCGCCGGGCATAATAAAGCCCATCGACCGGCGCCTCTTCGATTCCCCCGCCACCGCCCGGGCCGCCTGGCCCGCCGGTCCCAGCAAAGCGCCAATTGGTATCGAGACAATAAGTCAAAAGCTCGCCCTCGGCCGCCAGGCTTACTTGCATCAAGGTTTTTCGGGGCGCCAATTGGTTAAAGCTAACCCCGGGCTCGAGCCGGGTACAATCTTCCCGGCCCACATCGGCTATGACATCGCTCGAGTAACTAAACCATAAGGTGCCCGGCCCGTAATTGATTAGACTCCATTCCCGGTTCGACGTGGGCACCCATTCCATGAGCTCGGGCGCATTGGGCGCTAATACCCGGGTATTTTGTCGATTAGCTTGCATGGGTTTTTCTTTTCTACCATCCAGAGGGAATATCTCGATTGGGTCTTGCCCCTATTCTACTAGGACCAATGATAACCGAGCCAACATTACCGATTACGCCCAAGTTAGGAGAGACCCCTTGATTGCCCGGACTATCTGCATAAAAGCTGTGAATACTAATATAACTCAAATTAAGAGCGTAGGCGTCCAAGTCGGTATTTTCGAAAAAGACGGAAGTATTAGCGCCTAATGATGCGCCTTCGTGCGACCATAAACCGGTGCCCGTGCGAGCCACTAAACAATCATCCATTTCCGAAGTAGTAGCCGCTATTTCGACCCCATCAATTGCCGCGTTATGTATATAACAACGCCTAAAACTGAATTCGCCATTTGCTCCGATAACCGTTGACCCGGCCCCACTGAAAACCGAATCTCCAAATTGGGCTTGGGCGCCTTTACCTAACCAAACACAGTTCGTTAACGCTCCACTACAAAATGTGCGATCACCTACAATATAGGACACCATATCTACCAGGTAGATATTGTCGTCGAATTCATAGATCGCCATTCGATTTCCTAGCCTAACCCCGGCGCTAGCTTTAGGGACTATTCCATTATTACCAATCGTCCGATTGCCTCTAATGAATAAATTGTTTAAGAGTCCTAACTGGGTCCCTTCATCGATAATTAAACCCGTTGAATTATTGAACTGTAAAAGCGTTTGGTACTTGATTAGATCACCTCGTCGGAAGCTGGAACCCCACGCGGCATTGTTAGGCATCCGGGTTTCAAACGTGATGGTATTGGCGCCTAATGCTGAGATTCTGCCCGCGTGCGAATAAAGGTGATAATTGCTAGCGAGACTTTGGCCGCCAGTACCTAGAAACGCCGCCCCATCATTGACGCTGCATTGAGCGACCTCTCCCGCAGTTAAGGCGATAGTAAAAGCTCGAATGCCTGCCCCCGCATTAATCAGGTTTCCTTGATTCGTAGCTCCGCTATCGGTCTTGAATAGAAGCGGTGGCGCACCCAAGATTCTAATTTGTAACGCATTAGAATGGCTAATCACCACCGGTTGCGTGTAAACCCATACCCCGGGGTCATGTTGGATAGTGAGAAATCGGTTTTTGGGTATCGCGATATCTTGAATGGATGCTAGCGCCGCCGGCAAAGTCGCAAATTGGGTCGGGTCGTCCGGGTCCGGGTTATGTCGAACATAAAGGGTTAGATCTTGTTCCAACATTCCCCGCGACCCGTGCACGGTAATCACGCCGGGCTCGTCCTCGAGCATGATCCCGCTTCCCGCTTTAATCCGTTTAAATCTGAGCGTGTTCGCGATCTTCTCCTCAAACCAACCGGGCCCCACAGTATCCAGCCCGATATTTTCGGCCATGATATCCCGAGACTCACCGATGACGATCTCAACGTCAGTCGCCCGATCGATCACCACTTTAATCTTGAAAGCGTGAATAGATTCGAGGTCGGGATCAACCTGATCAACCCCGGTATCAAAGGCATTAGCTACCGAATAAAGTTTAGGCGTTTCCCCTTCAATATGAGCGACTACCCCGACCTCGCGCAGTTCGAACCGCTCGGTTGCCACGCTCGAATTAAAGGCCACATCGATTAATAAAATACCGTCGCCTAGATCCTTTTTCTGCGTAATCGTTGCCACCAATTGCCGCTCGATTAAGTCCTCTAACGGCCACAACTCACGCGGGCCATTCGCATGACCGCTCCCAATAGCAACATAGGGAATGATTAACTTTTCCCCGTTATTGGCTCGGCCTAAATTGTCTCGGCCGGCGTTAGTAAATTCTTGGTGGTTTAAGCTCATTTACTATTCCGTAAAATCCAAATTAGCGTTCGTCATCGGATACATGACACCATCGAAATAGACTACAGTTCTAGCGCCAGTTATACCAGGTGGCGAATAGGTTAATCGTCCTAAAAGTTCTACATTTAGGCAAAAGGAACCCCAGCCGACACCGGCACCGGAACCCCAACAAAGCCCTAAAAGAGTTCTATCTACACTTGAACGCAACCCGGCCGGTGTAGTAGCTAACAAATCACCATTACTCAAGGTGCCTGTCGTTCTGCTTACACTCCCCCGAAGCTGTATGCTTCCATTATCAGGATTGCCGACCCATCTAGCAAATACAGGCCCAGTTAGTTGGGGACCAGCAACACAAAGAGTCCAGGGTCCAAATGGAGTTACATCCTGCCAGCTTAAATCTTCTCCTCGTCTGCCATAAATCACGCCCGGAGTTTCAGGAGCTTCAGGAATACCCGCGCCGCTTGAACCTATATTTAACCTAATCCAGTCAACTCCATCACACACTAACCAATCACCTTGTACTAAGGTGGTGTCAGGGGGCACCGCTTCCGGAGGAGTAACTCCGCTAACTTCGACTAACACATATTCACCTACCTTCCCGGGGTCAGGTAAGAAGCCGGCCGGGTAACCACTAGCCGCACTAAACCGACACAAGCCTGTAGTCGCGTCCATTACTGCTATCAACACTTGCGCACCCGTCGAAACCCCTATGGTACTATCAACATATTCCTTAGTAGCTAATTCGTCCGGAGTAATTGGGGGGCTGACACTGGTTCGCAGCCTACCGGTTAACACATCACCCGCTTTAAGTACTCGCAAATTTCCTTGGGCGTCTACATAGGCCCGATCGACATCACTGGTCTCGGGCTGGACCCATTCCACGTCTCCGTCGGCATTACTAGCTTTAGCTAAGTGGTCGCCCTCATTGCCGCCCTCGGGAATCTCTTGGGAAACCACGGGAAAATCTACAATATTACTATCAGCTTTGATTTTCATTATCGATTACCTGTACTTGGACGATCCGCTCCGGGCCTACATCAAATTCGCTAGTGGTTTCTAGATTATTGGCATTAATGAAAGTGGTCGGCAAAGGCGCACCATCCCAAATGATTTGCGCACTCGGGGTAAAGTTAACCCCGCTAACCCGCAACCTAATCGACCTATTCTCAATTGCGGCCGGCGGGAATAGCCCATAAATAACGGGCTCGGTACCTGGCTCCCTTATTGCGGGCGCTTCGATGAAAATATATTTCCAGCCTAAAGCCGCGGCCGCCCAATAAATCTCGAGACTAGAATTGCGTTGCCTGACAAATCCCTCATCCCATCGGGTCACCGGTTTATAATTGCGAATGAGCTCACGAACCCGGTTTTCCACTACCGGGTCAACTACAAAATTCTCTTCGAATAACACCCGGAACCGATATCGATCATGCCAAGTACCTAAGCCGTCCGGGTTATCTTCCGTAATCGGATCATTAATCGGGTAATTGGGCGGGAACGGATATTTATAGTCGAACCATTCTTGAATGGTAGCGACCCCGGGGCCAAAAGCTAAATCGCAAACCTCTTGAATTAAATCCACTGTCCCTTTGCGCGTATGCCAATCCAGACTCGATTTTATTAAATACTGTTTGATCTCAACCGATTGGTTAGCGTCCCAATAATCGACGTGAAATTGCCAGCCTAAAAGGTCGAGCAAATCGTGATCGGTAATTTTATCAATAGCCGGTAAAATAATGGTCTGATTAATATCATCAATGAGCTCGCGAAATTGCCGGTCTAACGCCGTACAAACCGCTTGTACGTTGATATCGTCCCCGATCGAGGGCGGGCACGCATCAATTAAAGAGCTCTCTTTTATGGGAATACTCATCGATCCTCGAACCCTCTAAAAATCACCTTTTTAGTTAAACCGGGCTCGTCCGGCGGATCGGCCTCGAGCACGGCCAATTCGTTATAGGCAAGGTGGCGGTAAGCCGGTTCGACCGGCACAAAATTGTCCGGGTCCGAGCCCGGCCCGGCTACCCGTTTAGCGCCGGCACTAACCACCCGGCGCACGAGCTCGTCCGGAATGATATCGACCCCGATAGCACCCCGTTGCCATAAAAGCCAATCGTCAACCGCTTGTTTAACTTTCCGATCGATCTCGGCAATTACGATCTCGTTTTCCCGCAGGGCCCACCATTCAATATGCACCCGGAAAAAAACCGGGGTGGCCCGGAAAGCACTCACATAATCACAGACCGGGCGCCGGTGCCGCGGGCTAGCCATATCGAGCACGGCCGCTAGTACGTCGTCATTAGGAAGTAAGCCCCCGCGCATTAAGGGGTATAAATGCGCCTCGCCGGCAATCGCCGGGGCCGAGTAAACCACACAAGAAACAATATCGGGATGAGCCCGCAAAGCCCAGTAGCGGTAACCGTCCTCGGGTCCGCAAGTACTAAATGATTCCGGGGTCAACCAAGTGCGATATCGGTACCGTTCATCTTCTTCGGATTCGGCCCCGTTGGCGGTCTCGGTAGTATTCCGCACCGACACGTTAAAAGGTTGGTTCCATTCAACCAGGCTCGAGACCTGGCCGGGAACATAGCCGTTACCGATCTGGCCTTTAGTCTGGCACTTAGCCGGGCTCGAGCCGCTAAGTTGGCCGGCTTGAATAATAATCGGCTGAACCGTTTCGAAAATTAGTTCGTTAGCGGTGCCGGCTTGGGCGCCGGCATCAATGACCGCGGTAAAAGTCAGAGGCAAAGTTAAACTAAATTCGAGCTCGCACGTAGCCGGTTGGGCTTCGACCCGATCCGCTCGCGGCCCGTAAAGCGCCGCGACTTCGGTCAAAAAATCTTTAACCGAATACTTGAGCAAATTCATTTTGCATCCCTGATCGATCATCACCCGCAATTGCACGATCAATTGACACACGGTCAAAATTAACATCCGGATAGGGTCAGCCGGCGCCAAGGTCTTCGCGATCTGGGTTAGCGAGCGGTAAGCTAACTCATAATCCCGTATGGCTTCGTCCCTGATCGTACGCGGATCTTTAACCGCAAACTCGACATCGGGCACGTGGGCCAGGCTCGGCGGATAGGTCGGTTGATAGTTTGGCCCGCTACTCATAAGAAAAACTCGGTTGGGTTGAGTACGGAATATCGGTTCCGTAGATCACGTTTCGGATCGCTAGTTTGATATTCGGAATTAGCTTTCCGTTTTCCGCATCCGCCGAAAAAGTAATATCAAGAATCTCGACTCTGGACTCTTGCGCGTGGACCTCATCAAGTACCTCGGCTATCAAAATGTCCGGGGTCTCGTTAATAGGAGAATCGACCACGTTAGCCACAAAGCCCATGAGTCGATCGAGAGGCACTGAATATTTGGGAGTAAGCAATAAACGATAAACATTTTGTAAAATCTCTTTCTCGCCGGCGGCCCCGAAATCGATCTCGGCTAGATCGGCCATGGTGTACGGGTAAGGTTGGCCGTTGGGGTCAAAAAAGTTGATTACTTTCATGGCACGTATTCGGTAAAAGAGAGCTCGAGCTCGACCCGTAAGGGCACCCCGTCTTTTAGCCAACGGTCGTACACTTCGTTGATACTTCGAAGCGTGAAAAGACTTCGCCGCGGGCCGGCCGGCTTGCTCCCAAGTAAAAGCGGCGCCGCCACTTGAGCCCGTTCATAGTTATGCAGTTGGGCCACGATCGGCCGGACATCGCCGCACCAAGCCGCGTTTAAGACCATGGAAATAGTTAGTTGAATCAGGCCGGGACCGGCCGCCTCGGTGGCCGGCTTATTGAGCCAGACCGCTTGATCTTCATACCGGCCGACCTCGCCCCGGGTAACCTGGATAAAGGTTTGCCATTTCCCCCCGACCTTCCCGAAATAGAACGAGCCAAAAATTCCCGCCGGCATAAGCTAATTGGTTGGTTCTCCCGTGTTAGAACTGCCGCTTTGTACGCCCGTGTGTTTGTGCGTGTTAAGGATAATTCCATCTAAATCAAAAGTGCCTTCCATCGTAACATCTCCTTTAATCGTGATAGCGGGCGCCTCGATTCCCAAGGTTTGAGATTTAATGGTTACTCCTGTCTCGGTGATAATTTCGACCGGGCCTTTAAAGTCTAACAAAAACCGGCCGGTTTGCGGATCGACCCCGATTAGGCCGCCATCATCGAAATGACCCCCGGTTTGGTCCGGGTTAGTCACCGCCGGCGGTGGATTGGTTGGCGTGTATAGGGTCGTATCAACCCAACCGTCTTCGATCGAATTCCCCAAATGATGCACGGCCACTTCCTGACCGAGCCGCGGTAAACTAACGGTGCGCATACCGCCGGCGCTCGCCTGGCCTACGCTGAGCCATTTCGAAATGATGCCCCGAGCCGGATCACTGACCCGAACAAAAACGCCGGTATCGTCCACCTTGCGATCGACTACCCGGCCGACCTTGTTCAAGTTTTCAATCAAGGCCCGCAAGCGACGCACTTCTCTTTCTAGTTCGACTAAGGTCATTAATACCCCCGGCTAGCGAGCTCGCGGTGAAGTGAATAACTACAATTGTACGGGCCGATTTTGTGGCTCACCTGTTCCAAAAAATATTTGCCATCCCAATAGCCCCAATCGACTAACAAAACGGTTTGGCCGGCCGCCGCGAACGGGTTACCTACCACTTGAAATTGAGCGGTGTCCCGGTGCCGGTTAGCTTCCCGCAAATCGGCTTTGGCTTTGTCGGTCGCCTTGGCTTGTAGGTTGGCACCTTTGCCCTTGTTTTTGGCCACCGTGTTGTCATCTTGATCGTGATCGATTAACGGGGGGACCTCGGCCCGCCAGGCCGCCGCCCGCGCCGCGGCCTCACGCGGGTCCGGCAATAGATCCGGCGCTTGTTTCGGATTGTCGTAACTCCGAATTTTGCGGGCGTTCTTTAGTTTCGGATCGTTATCGACCGCTTTTGCTCGGGTTACTTTCCCGGTTTCCGGGTCCAAATAATCATTGCTAGCTTCTTTGGCGGTGCCCTCGGTAGTGGTCGCGAAACTCCAACCCAAAATATAGCGGTCCCCATAACGCAAAGTGAACGCCGGCGCCTTTTGCTCATACTCGGCTTCGGAGAAAATTTTAATTTCGCTTCGTTTAACCTTGAGGATTAAGCCCGCCTCTTTGGCTTGGGCTTCCAAAAAATCCATCGGGGTTTGGTCTGTCTGATCGATCCGTTTAAAAGTCGGGTTTTTGGCCGCATCCCAAAAAACGCTCATCCCGTTTTCGCCGGCGATATCTTCGGCAATCTCGCGCAAAGTTTTGCTTTCCCAGGCTCGCGTCTGATTCTCGCCTTTGAGGGCGCTTGTAACCGGAATCGAATTACCGGCAATTGACATCGTGTTAGGCGGCCCGCCCCATCGCACTTGATCGATTTGGAAACTGCCACAATCCAAATGGAACCGGTCCGGGGTTACATAAAGCCCGGCTTCAATGGTGACCTCGCCCTTGTTGGGAAACCCATCCCGCACCCAAATTAGACCGGTATCCTCGAGCTCGAGTTGCAGATCATCGGCTTTATCGAGGTTATCGGAATAGCTAAACGATAACAATTTATCGGCTAGTTGCGGATAATAATCTTTACCGCTAATCACGATCGAGGGCCGAGCTTGTTTAACTGGAATCATATCAACCTATGGTGACCTCGGTCCAAGGCACCAAAGGCACCCGGCGTTTTGGTATTACCTCGGGCACGTTTAAAACGATATCGGCCGAGAGTTGTTTCAGACTTAGATAATCCAAATTTGCCTCTAAGAGTTTGTCCATTAGTAGGTCGTCGCCCGGGTGTTCGCCGTAAGCGATACAAGCCTCTAAATCCCACCAAGTACCGGCGTTTGTGCTTTTGGTTCTCATGTTGAAAACGCTAGCCGGCGTTCTTGTTCTTGGGCTTGGTTAAACCGGCCCAAAAAATCATCGGCTAAGGCACGCAAAGATCGGTCGAGCTCGGTCACGGTTGTTTTATCGGCATTGCCGGCAATCTCGATTTGTGGGTTAAAATTTAAGGTGGTCCGGCTCATCATTGAACCGCCGCCGGCGGCCGGGCCGATCGCCTCAGCCGCGGCGCCTAATAGCCCCCTAGAACGAGCCGAACGTTGCAAGGGTATCACGGCCTCGGGTACCCCGGCCTCGGCTATCTGGCGCACAGCGGGGCGCCGGAAGATACCGCCATATTGAGCCCCGGGCGCCTTTTGCCCGGTGACCCAATTCCAGGCCCCTTTAATAGCGCCGCCGATATCGGGCATTTTAAAATTGCTAATCGCGCTAACTAAAGCGTTCCAAGCCTCGAGCACGGTTTTAATCGCATCCAGAAACGGCCGGGCTAGGGCCTCTTGAACGCC